TCATAAACTTCCCTACTTACCATGGAACTCTCGTCGCATACAATGAGCTTTATGTTACTGTCTAGGTTTACATATGAATAGAAGTCTAAATAGCATCCACAAGAATTGTAACCTGGTTGACCATGACATACATTTCGCAACGATAACGTGAGCGGGCAATTGTCGCAGTGTCGTTCATCTTTTCTGTAGTAAGCCTTGTGTAGTGTGCGAGTGTTGGCGACAATTTCGGATTCGCGTAATCTTGACTGCACAATAAGTGCAGCCTTGTTGGTGGGTGCTACATACTCAATATTGAAAGGTTCAATTTCCAAAAACCCATGCAACATAGGTATAATTGAACTCTTACCTGTACCAGCAAGTCCACCTAGCCGATAGACATTGCTTGTTCCATGATAAAACCAATGCTGTATGGCTTTGAGGGCTGTCTCTTGTTCCTCTGTAGGGATCAAGATGCGTTCCTCCTACTCCTATGTAACCTTCTGCTGATTTGTCTAAGTGATAATCCCGCTTTTTGCAGGACTCTGAAATCATCTTCGTATTCTAGTTCAAGTTTCAAATTGCATGAATCAAATTCGCTGACGTTATCGATTTCAATATTTGCTAGAACGAAATCAACTATATTGAACCACTCCGAAACCAGATCCCGATTCCGTGGCGCTCTTTGAAAAACCGCTCCTAATTCCGTTATCACCGATGGTATGCCGATATGACCATTGGACGCTGCCATCATCAATGTACCAGTAATAGACAGTGCCGAATCATGAAGTCCAGATGCGTAAGATTCCCGTAGTTTCGCTATGCAAATTTCCCTCAACCGCAAAGTGTACGGGCATGGCTCTCCATCATTGAACATATCAAGTTCGACATCTTGTGGTTCAAGGTGGTAATATTTTTGTGTCTCGTGCTTCTCTGTAGCTTTTACCCAACGTAGTGGGAATTCCGTCAAATCATCTATCGAAGGTATCTGATAATCCGGAACTATTTCACCGTCTAAGCCGTTGTACCACATGTAGTTGGAGTCTGACATCCTATTATAGGATGGCATCGCCATAACATAACGGTGTGTATGTTGTACTATTGTGATTCCACCGATACTACTTTGCCATTTCATTCCCGGTGGGACTCTGTATAGTAGCTTTCCGCCTACTCCACCACGGGAATCAGAATTCCAAGTATTTGGCAACGGCCCAAGTTGTTCTTGGAGAACATCTAATCTAACTAAATCATCTTTGTAAGCATCTACGTCTAATGCTATTACATTATCTGGCAGTCTGAGTGCTATGTTTGCATATCCGTAGACTCTTGTCCAATATTCTATCTTTTCTTGACTGGCCATTGGATGTCTTCCACTGACCCCACTTACCATAAGCAATTTACCCTTGGCTGGGAGTGGCGAGAAGCCTGCCAGATAGTAGACTTCTGCGCCAATCCCATATGCTCCACTCACTTATATGATTTTCCGAAGAACAAAGTAAAACAAAGAAGTTGGAGGCCAATATAGAACAGCCAATTCCCCGGCTTTGGCAATCCAAATTCGAGCCCAACACCCCAACTATTTAAATCAGCGCCTAATCCAAGAGCATAGTCGCCTATTTCCTTTTCGTGTTTCCATTCCTTGTTGACAATTTCAGATATATTCATTGGCTACCAGTCAACCCCTAAGAATATTGAGAACCACAGGAAATATATTCCTATATAAAACTTCCAATTATCTTCAGTGAAGTAAGCAATGTGCGTACCAAAGGATATCGTTTTCCAGTCCACCTCTACGCCGAGTTTTATACGTTTGCTAATATCGGCGTAGATATTGGTGTATGTTTGTCCTTCTTTTTCTATTGGCATTTGTCCTCTATATAATAATGCCCAGTAGTGCCCCACTAGGACACTACCGGGCCGTAGTAATAATATATAATTATGAAGGCATCGGAAGGCCGCTAGCAGAACTCTTCGATCCGTTAGAATCTGACTTCTGGTACTTCACATTAAACTCATCGAAATCGCGAACTCTACCCTTGCGATCTTGAGTTCCAGCCGCGTACTTCGTACCCTTGATATTAACAACTTGTCCCAGCCAAGGGTCAGGACTCGGCATTGCTCCACCCTCAACCGAAGGAAGCTTGATATCCTTGTCTTCGATGTATTCAGGGTGCACAGCTTCACAAAGCTGCTTAAGCGTGTAGAGCGCAGGCGAGAAAAGCATAACTGTAGTTGGAATAGTACTACCCGCGTATTGACCCTCATCAACAGTAAGAGTCAGTTTCCAGTATGGCTTTCCAAAGTTGTCGCCTGTTTTCTTGACTTCATCCAACTCGACGTTTGTGATGCGGCAAACATATTTACCACTAGGCGGAAACTCGAAGTCCTTCGACTCCGCTTCCTTGTCCGTCATGTTCAGCTTGAACGTCATTGTCATCCTTCTTCTTAATAGCGTAGTAAATATCGGCCATAGTGGGATTTGCCATAAGTAGATCTAATCTGTTTGATCTGTCCTTGGCGATAGTACCTGGTGAATTTCCTGTTTGTAGAATTCTAGTACTTTTTCCTTCAACATCCTCCACACCGAGATAGGTGACAATGTCTAGAAAACCTGATACCTCGTCAGCAACTTTACCATTGAGGGATGGTTTTCTTCTAGAAAGGCCAGTCCGCTTGTCGGTATCCACACGAACTAAAGCGGTGAATAAGCAGTTAACTCCTTCGAGATCCCTTAAGAATCTAACGAATGATCTAACTTGCTCAACGTTGATGTTCCATTCCTTAATTTCAGGAACAGCCAGGTCATCTCCACTATGACGTTGTCGCATAGTGTATTCCATACCCAGCTTTTGAGTTTCTGTCAGGCTGTCAACGGCGACGGTTTTATAACCGTGATCTGTGTTCTTAAGTCGGTCTTGGACTCGCTTAAGATCCTGCCAATTCGTGACACGAACAGATTCAACTTCTGGATATGTGCTACTTAGGGTTAGCGTTCCGCCTTCTACGTCAATAAGGAGCATCGGTAGAAGCTCTGGAACAAGAACGGAAGAACCAACAAGTCTAGTTTTCCCGCTACCACTTTCGCCGTAAACCATGAAGTTAATTTTGGTTGCTGTGTCTTTAACTGTTCGAATTGGTAAGTCAGCTATGCTCTTGATCGCCACGTGTTTTGCGCCCTTTGTCGTAGCTTGACGAGTGTGTAAGTCAGCCTAACACCACAGCCGCGCGCTGTCTAGGAACGATCAAACATTTATTAGTTTACATATGTTGGGCAAAGCTGTCTGAAAAAGGTGGCTGACTTCCGACATGCCTTTCATATATTTTTGAATAAGCTTCTTCACTTACCAGTAATGCTGAAAATCTCTGCACTTGACCGCTCCAGAAAGTATAGCGCGCGTATGCAGACTTGAGTGGTCTGAATGTATCTGACTTCATATCTGCTCTAAGACCAAGTACATTGTCATCGTAGAATTGAGCAGCCCAACTTTGTCGCTCTGATTCTTCAAGTTGATTGACTAATTCGTTGTATTCATTCGATGCTTTATCCGCTTTGTTGGATGCTTTCCACATTCTATCTCGGATATCTGCAATTTTTATCATGTAACTGTTAGCCATTACGATCCCTCCTCTCTATGATGCTTTATGTGAGTAACCCTTGCATCTTCTGCTTCTTGACGACTACTAAAGAAATCAGCAAATGGGTTACCACATTCCTCACATTGTACTTCGTATAATCTCTCAACCTTTACTTTAGAAGATTCAAATTTTTTGCTTTTCATACAAGTCTCCGTATTGCATCTTCGAATACATCTATTAAATGAATCTTCTCCTCATAAGATAGAGTTTCGAATTGAGTATGTCTTCTCAAGAACTGTCGTACTGGATGCAGTCTTTCAATAGAAGTGTCTACTAGTTCCCTGACAAATTTGTGGGCTAGTCTTTGAAGATCTGTGTTGTCCATTTTATTCCCTGATGTATAAAGTCTTCAGTGTATAGTGATAGTCTTCGCCGCGATTCTTGCCTTCACATGGTACGCGGAAAGCACAAGACTTGCAAGAGAATCTGGAAGGAGTTGGATAATCAAGAGGATTGTTAATCATATCCTTAGCCTCTGTAATCAAGTCTTCCCAGAAATTCTCTATTTGTGTAGATGTCTTATATACGGTGTGACGTTCGTAGAACTTTGGAGCCATAGGACTTAGAAGAAACTGTAGGAATTCATCATAAAGACCTGCGGCATATGCATTGACATCTTCTCTAGCAACTGTCTTAACATAACTAGTGTATTCGACAGCAGCATCCTTACTGGTGCTGAAAAGCTTGCCTTGGTTCATACGCTTTAAGCGCTTTGGTTCTTCCGGTACGGCCTTACGTTGCTCGTGATAGATGAACCCATCGGCCGGGCGGCCGAGCTTGTAGAGAGCCGCTGTATATCCAGCTACTTGATCGTCAAGTTGCAAGTATGCTGATTCATCCATTCCATCCATTAAACGTTGAGCTGATTTCCAGTCGAAGACA